ATGTTTCATGTATCATTTGCACTCCACTAAACAAACAACAACCTACCTTATTTTATAACAGCATAATAAATATAGTGCTACAATTAGTACTAATAACATAATATTTAACACTATTAAATCTACTCTTTATTTTGTTTTTATTGATAATGTTTATATATTTGCAGTACATAGAGTTCATTATATAATTATTGTTATTAAAAACTTAGTAATATGGCTTTGGATATTGATTTTGGTAATGGGGATAGTACACAAAGTACTACAACAAGTCCCGATAATACTCAAACACCTTCTGGTGAGGAAAGTACTCCTCTTGATGGTAATAAAGAAACTCCAGATATTACAGGAGCAGATGGTAATAAAAATCCTGATGCAGAACCTGCAAAGACTGAAGAAACAAAACCTGTAAAAGAAACTAATGTAAATGATGGTGCAAAAGATGGCATTGCTTCTACGGGGGAGCTTTCAGAAGGTACCGTTGTAGAGTTTGATGGTTCTAATTATACAGCTGATAAAGCTGGTAATCTTGTTGATAAAGATGGTAATATCTTTAAGAAAGCTGAAGAAGTTAAAGATTGGATGGCTTCAATGGAAGTTGATGATAATACTAAAAAAGATGGTAAAGAAACTTCTAATTTTGATATTACTTCTATTCGTGAAGCTGTTGGTGTAGATGTAGAGGATGCTGAAGGTAATCCTGTTGAGTTTACAAATGATGCTGCTGGTGTTAAATCTTATATTGAATCAGTTATTGATTTGAAGAGTAAAGAAGTACGTGAAGCTGCTATTAATCGTTTGTATGCTGATAAACCTTATCTTAAAGAAGTAGATGATTATTATATTGCTAATGGAGGTTCTCTTAATGGTTTCGGTCAACTTCCTGATCGTAGTGGTATTCAACTTGATAAAGATAATGAACAGCAACTTGAATATGTAATTCGTGCTGCTGCTAATGAATTTGGAAATAAGAGTCTTGATGACAATTATATTAAATATCTTAAAACTACAGGTAATCTTTATGATGTTGCTAAAGAGCAACTTGATTTACTTGTAGAAAAGGATAAAGAAACACGTGAAGCTTATGCTGCTCGTGCTAAAGAAGTTCAAGATAAAGAACGCAATGATACTCTTGCTTATTGGAAGTCTGTTAATGAAGCTGTTAATTCTGGTGTTATAGGTGGCTACAAAATACCTGAAAGTTTTGTTAAAGAAGTAAATGGTAAGAAGATTACTTTAACTCGTAATGATTTTTATGATTATCTTTCAAAACCTATTAAGGACGAACAAGGTAATCAAATGTCTGCATATCAAAGAGATTTGAATAAGATGTCTGATAAAGATTATTTGGATAAAGAACTTATCGGAGCATTTCTTCAATTTACAGGTGGTTCATATAAAGATTTAGTTGATATGGCTATTAAAGAAGAACAAGTTCGTACTCTTCGTCTTAAAGCTAAAGATAATAGAGCCACAAAAACTGTTAGAGTTAAACCTAAATCAGCAGGAAAAGCAAATATTGATGATATCTTGTTGTAAATCTCTTTTATAATGTTTAATTAATAAATAATTGTATGTACAAACTAAGAGAAGTTTCTCGTGGCCGTTATGATGACCGCGGTTATTCTAATGAAGCTACTATTGCTAATCTTATGGCAGAAAAACCTGCTGAGATTAACTCTATCTTAACCTATACTTATGGTATGGATGATGATAGGTTTCCTCTTACTTTCCTTACTGAGGGTCAAGGTAACACTGGTGTTGTTGACATTGATAAGGTTCAGTGGGATTGGAAGACTATGGGTCGTATGAAGTTTAATGATTATGTTGTATGGTTTAACGCAGCTAATACTACTCCAGGTAAGGGTGGTGCTACATTTGATGTTGAATTTGCAACTCATTGGCTTATTGAACAATATGGTCTGATTGCTCCAGATGGTGCTACTCAGGTTCGTATTATGGCTGATCTTGGTCCTGGTGCTCATGGTGGTTATCTGTATCGTCTTAAGTTAACCAATCCTAATCCTAATGCTTATGTTGATCTTGATCTTCTTGCTGTTGGTAAATATTGGTCTATGACTGCTCCTACTGTTAGTGAGTCTTTCAGTGATGGTAATCGTAGTAATGTTATGGGTCCGGGTAAGATGACAAGTCAACTTGAATTCCATCGTTATTCTAAACAAATTGGTGGTAACATTGCTAATACTGTAGTAAGTTATGAATTTAAGACTAAGAGTGGTGGTACAACTAATCTTTGGATTAATGAAGAGATGCGTCAACATGATATTAACATTCGTGTTATGGATGAAGAGCGTCTTTGGCTTGCTCAGTATAATCGTAATGAGAATGGTGAAGTAACTCTTACAGATCCTAAGAATGGTAATCCTATTCCTCATACTGCTGGTATGATTCAGATTTGTGATGAAGCAAACTATGAAACCTATGGTGAGTTTCTTACTCTTCATAAGATTAAACGTAGTGTCGGCGATGTTCTTGATAAGAATACTGATACTGGTCAAATGGAAGTAGTATTTGCTGGTGGTAAAGGTTTCATGGATGATTTTGATGATGCTATTCGTTCTGATGCTAAAGGTGAGGGTTTTGCTACTCCTCTTGGTGATAAAATGATTGACAACTTTGATGGTGGTCTTTCTTATGGAAATTACTTTCGTCGTTATAAGACAGTTGATGGTCATATTATTACTGTAAAGCATCTTGCTTTCTGTGATAAGGGTACTATTGCAGAGAATGCTAAGTCTAATGGTATGATTCATCCTCGTACAGGTCTTCCTATTACTTCTCATCAGGCATTTATGCTTGATTTCTCAACTTATGAAGGAGTTCGTAATATTCGTAAGGTTCGTCAAAAGGGTCAGATTTATCAGTCTGGTGTACTTAAAGGACTTGCTCCAATTCCTGCTGCATGGGGTTCTGTACCATCTAACTCTATTGCTACTCGTATTGATGCTTCTTTCTATGAGATTAAGAACTCTTATGGGTTGCAAGTTAATAACGCAACAAAGATGATGCACTTAAAGTGCGTACTCTAAAACATAATAGTAATTAAATTAATAGAACAAATATGGCATTTACAATTCCAAGTAAGGACGCTAATAATAATGTTCCTACAGATAAAGATAAGACTCAAACTCCTACTCCAGAAGAAACTACTGTTCCTACAAATAGTAGTTCTTCTAATAGTAGTAAAATTCTTGATGATGATTTGGATAAAGAGTATAGAGAAAAACGTAATGTAACTATTGCTCTTATTCATAATTACTCTAATTATCGAAAGAAGAATATTAAAACTCTTGGTCAAAAGATTGAAGTTATTGGTTCTTGTATTCGTTCTTGTAGAGTTCTTGCATCTAATCAAGGAGAAGTTGAAGCTTATTTCCCAGCGATTATTGGTATATCTCCTAATAATCCTAACTTTGTTACTCGTGTTAAGGCTTGGCTAAGTAATATTTCTATGACTGTTAATGAAAAGAGTGTTATTATTAATACATCTTTTATTTATCGTCATAAGAGAGATTATTTAGCTATTAAAGCTAAAGAGGACGAAATTAATGCTCATTATGATAATGTTAATCGTGGAAACATATCTGAATTAAAGAAAGCACTTAATGAAAAAATAGAGCAACTTAATGCTCTTGAAAGTACTAAATATCAATATGGTCGTCCAGAGAACATTGAAGAGTATTTAATGTATCGTCATTGTTTGCTTTATTCAGAGGTTGCAAAAGACATTGCTCTTATTAATTCTAATCCTTCTATTCGTTTTTATATTAAAGATGATGTTAAGGAGGCTGAAAAGACTAAGAAGTTGATAGAGGAACGCAAGTTAGCTATGCGTAATTTTGTTGAACTTGATGGTACTGAAGCTAAGTTCAATGCTGTTTATACTGCTATTGCTGTTCTTAATGGTGAAAATCTCATTGATGCACTTCTTAAAGACAGGTCTTTGAAATCTTCTATTATTATGGATTATGCTAATCAGCATCCTGATAAGTTTAATAAGGTTTATTCTGATAAACATATCATGACTAAAGCTCTTGTTGAAACATTGATTTCACGAGGTGAACTTATTAGGTCTGAGTTTAATCAGCAAATCTCTACAGCAGATGGTGCTTTTGTTGGTGCTAATCTTAATGAAGCAGTAGCTTATTTTGATAATCCTGACAATTCTTCTGTACGTACTGCTTATGAGAATAAATTAAAACTCTTCTAATTTATATTCAAGTGTATGAACATTTCTCAGATGCACGTATTCTTTCGTCAGTTTGCTCAACAAATGGGTATGCAAAATGTTCGGGCTATTCTTCCTGAACAGATTGATTTACTTATTAATACGAGTATTTCTGATACGATAAATCAACTTATCCGAGAAAATGTTGGTATTAAGAATGATAGAATTATTACAGATAGTTCTAAGATTGGTACTGTCAATGCACTTCGAACACTATATAAAGTTTCTATCTTACCACTTGCTACTTCTAATCCTGCTTTAGGGTTTAGGGTTAAGAATAGCAGGACTGGTAAGATGAGTACTGAAGATGCAGCTAAACCTACTCCATTTCCTAATACTCTATTTTATGTAGATTTTAGTATTAACTATAAGACTACAACTACTGGGTATAATGGTACAGATGATACTGCTCCTTTGTTTTCTCAAGATGCTTTAGAAACTACTTTGTTTCCTGTTCGTATCATTGATGATATTTTTCTTGCAGATAGTCTTAATGATTTTATTTTAAAAAACAGACTTCGTTCTCCTATTATTGTTACTCATAGTAATGGTATCTTTGATTTGTATATTGACAAGTTTACTAAAAAAGATAGTAGTTATTACACTCTTGAAAACAATCTTGTACCTTATCAACTTCGTGTTTCTTATATAGAGAAACCTGCTATTGTTAAGTATTCTGAAGATTTGAATGGTGTAAATGTCGATTGTAATCTACCTGAATTTATGCATGAAGATATTCTTAAACATGCTGTCGATTTATATCATGCAGCATTACAAGGAAGTATTATTGCAGATCAAGCTAAACAAGTTCAACAACAAAGAGAAGATTATAGAAATGGACAACGTCCCCAACAAACGGATAATCAAAATTAATTATTAATTAAAGAAGTTATATGAAAAGACTTTTTATATTGAATGCTACTGCTGCTCTTAATGGAGGTGCTGCAAAGCCTACTAATTTATCTGGTATGGCTGATGGTTCAATCGGTTTTTATGAGTGTGATGCTGCTGCTTGGTTAGCTGCTGCTCCTACTAAAGATTTTGCCATTGTAGCAGGTCGTGGTGCTAATAACGCTGCTATTGTTATGCCTGAAATTAATCTTAAGAC